TGCCAAAACTTATGACTGTAAAGCCCATATTCCAGTCGGCCGAGTTATATTTTAGGTAACTGGCTCTACGCATGTCCATGAGATGTCCAGCCTCAATGCCCCAAATCGTTGAATAACGGCCATTTAAGCCAGTTTGATGTCGGACTGCACCCTGCCTATGCGAGTGCCCACAAACCACGCTATTAGCCCATTTCTTGGCCAAATTAAGGCCTGTTATACCTGCGTGCTTGGACATGTTGCCTTCATCGCCATGAGCCAAATACCAACCCTTTTCAAATTCGTATGCTCGCTTATGAAATCGTATGCCTAATGAGCTGTAATCCATGAACTTGTCATAAGCCAATTCAGGTAATCCAATAAGTGATGGCGCACCTTTGAGTAAAGTTTGGTAAATGCGATCTGTATGATTTGATCTAACAATATCTGTAGTGCCTAGATCGTAGAGAATCTCTTGGCCTAGTTTTCTTTCCTCATCAAGTGTTTCGGCAAATTCTAACTTTGTGCCTTTTGCCCAACGCGACTGACTGCCCAAATCCATTTCATCGCCAACATTTAATACATAATCAAATTTCTCATGTCTTGCCATTTTAATAAGGTTGGCAACAGCTTTAGGATGGTGCAGCGGAATTTGTAAATCTGGCGTAACTAAATATCTGCGGTTGGCTTTAATCGTCATCCTCATCGTCATAAGGATCTATTGCAGGGATTATACCGCCATCGCCTACGATCCAGTCAGGGAATGTTCTATGCTCAGTCATTAACCAAAAAGCATATTCAGCGGTAAATCCTGCTTTTCTAGCTGCTTTATAGCATTGATGCAGCGCAATATAATGCTGATCTAATTTTGTTAATGGCTCAGGAGTTTGGCGAACTACTCTCCGATTAACCTTTTTGCGTGGCTTGCGTTTTCGTGTGTTCGCCATAGTTAAAATTATGACTTAGATATTATTGTGAACAGTTCATCGACACGCGCTTCAAGTCGATTTAACTGATCCTTCATCGAAGTGCCACCATTTGGTCGCAATTCGTTAAGCCAACCTTTAATAAGAAAGCGCAGACCCAACAATAAACTTGTTACGACGGCGCAAACGCCAGCGGCAAAGCCAGCCCACTCGTTTGGTGTCATTTCGCATTGATTCCGTAATCAACCTCTAAGCCAGATTTTGGATCAAGAGCTTTAACTATTGGCGCAACAATTGAACCAAGTAATGCGGCATAAGCAGGATGTAGGTCAGCTGCAATTGCCAATGCACAGGCAACTCCACTAGCTGCAACAGCTCTTAAATATGACTTAATTGCTGCTTTGTGTTTGTTAGATAGTTTCATTTAGTTACCTTTCAGTAGTGGTATGTCAAACTTTTCGCCAGTTTGATTTGGCTTAAAAGAAATATGGATATGTTTATCGTGGGGATTTATGCCTCGATAGGCAACCCAACGCCATAATGATTTGCCTGAGCAAATTTTCTTAGCATAGATTATGTAAGATATACGCTTATCTTTTTTTGCTGCCAGTCGTAACTGATCTGCCAAAGCATGACTAATCCCTTGTTCGTCAGATAAGCCAGCGTCAATGTCCAACGCGCATACTTCTCCGTCAGGTCTTGGGTTGTGATCTGACTTGGTTGATCGTAATGCGTGTTTAGCAGAAGCAATCCATCCATCACTTCGCTTATCGCGATCCAACCATGTTTCATTTATCTGATCGCGCAAGGTTTGAGCAGCTTTAGACAGATAAGGCTTCATTAGCCAAGTAACAATTTTGCTTCGTCAGCAGTAATGCCGAGTTTGTCAAGTAATGCTTGCTTTTCGGCAGCTTTTGCTTCGGCTTCGGCTTTTCTTGCCAATTCATTAGCAACATCTTTTTCCATTTGTGCAATTTCTTCAGCAGTTGCATCTCTTACAATTTCATCGCCAGTTTCGCAATTAACAATTTTAACTTGTGGTATAGATTTGCTCATTATTTTAACCCATACAATCTGATAGAGGTGTTTGTTTTGTTTGAAAAAGTGCCTGATGCAGATACTCTAACAATATCAATTGAAGTTATTGCTGATGTGCTTTCATATCTCATTTGACTTGGAAGAATTGATCTGTATCCCTCACCATTATTGCTAAACCATTGTGCCGCATATTGATACATTTTTAATTTGGTTGTGCTTGCATAATTACTTATTTTTAAATAGCCGCGCAAATCATCAAAAGCATTTCCTCTATTTACGCCTTCACCAAAAGCAACAATATAACTAATACTAGTTCCACTAAAATTTTCCATTACAAGTGTTGCAGTCGAATTAGTATAATAATTTAATCCATTGTAATTTGTGTTAGAATCATTATTTAATCTGATTCTAAATGCAGCAGTAGTTGATGAATGTTCAATACCTGTAAATTCAAGTAAAAGATCTGTATAAGTTGCTGGAATTGATGATAAAGATAAACTTGCAAGTGAACTGGCTGTTGTTTCTGAAATCAAAGTTATCCCACCACTAGAAGGCGTAGTCCACTCAGGAGCAGTTGCTCCAGAATTTACAGTTAAAACTTGTCCAGCTGTTCCAAGAGCAAGTCTAGTTTTGACATTTGCTGTTGATGAACGATAAGCAATATCACCAAGAGTAGTTTCAGGATTTAAATTTTTAACAGTTGTGTCAGCATTTGATCCAAGCGTGCGAATTGCAGCTGCGCCATCTTTGACTAGATCGGTGTCGGCTGGTGTTGTCCAGCCATAATTAGTAGTTGTTGGCATTTTATCCTTTTTCTATCAGGCTACAATTGTAGCGTATTCCCATGTGAGAGTTGTGCTTAAAGTGTTCCAAGCCTCAGTTATTGGCGTGGTATTCCAACGCATCGCAACTTGGCTGTAAGATGTTGGCGATAGCGTTAAAGTTATGAACAATTGATTGAAACTGACCGACCATGACCAGCCCTCGACATACCCTTCAAATTCGCCATTCGATATTTGCGAAGGTAAATTTTTAAGATTGACTGGCATTCCAATAAATGTGCCAAGCAACGCATCACGATCAGCATCATCGATTTCTGGATTATTGATTGGGAATGTAATTGTGTCAAATACTGGCTGCGGATAAGCGCGTTGGTCAATATATCGATCAGCAACCGCTTGGGCATCTGTGGCATCATGCAAAACTGTGTTGATTGTTTCTGATTTATACCCATAGGTTGCAATTGATGTTGCATCACTAGCTGTCTTTTGTGAACCAAAATTGTTGCCATAATTGATGTAAATATCGTTGCGAATGTCGCCAGCCCTTGTCGTAGTCCGTAATCCTCGACCTAACGCATGATTGGCACTTAACTCAACATAACCATTGGTAAGCAGATAATTCTGCCTGTGATCGGCATCTGCATAACCAACATTTCCTTGATTGTCTTCATATAAATATCCAAATGCTGAATTGGCAATTTGTGCAGCTATGTTGTAAATGGTATCGGCTGATGCTGATCTATTTTCCATCTCATAAAGTCCTGGCGTATCTATCTCACCAAGTCCAACATCTTGAGCATTCGCCCATGTTTCAGTTGCATCATAACCAGACCAAGTTTCAGCTGCTGGCACTTCATTCCAACTGCCTAGCAATAAATCATCAAGCAAATCTAATATCTGATTGCCATCATAATCTTGACTTAATACGCCATCGGTTACAGTTTTTTGCAATTTAGCCAAAGCACCAAGAGCAATAATTTTGTATGCAATAACTGTGGCTTTTGCACCAGTATCCTGAACCTCAACAGTTAGATCGGTAATGTTGCCACCAAATAAGCTGACATAAGTTCCGCTTGTGTCTTTAATTTGTAATGTCAAACCATCGTTAATGTCAAAATCATAAGATTCGCCATTTAGAGCAAGGATTGTGCAGCTGATGTAGGATGCTGACGGCTGTGAATAAATGTTAGTCCGACCAGCATTGTGAGTCAGATTTGCAATAGTAACATCGGTGTATTCAACACCTTCTACCGATAATTTCCAATCACAATTGAATGCACTCATTAAGCCTGTCCAAATGGTGTGCCAATATAAGCTCCACCTCTACCCTGAGATTGATTGACGGCATCAATTAATGTCCTAACAGTTCCTTCAGGATCACCTGCAATTCCAATGTTCACAGTTACTGGCGATACTTGACCAAATGGAGTTCCCATAGGATTTAACTGAGTTCCAGTTGCCATTCTTGCAACATCAAATCCTTGAGCATAAGCAAGCGTTAATTGATTTTCAATTGCAGTTGCTTGAGCATTTGTTAAGCCACCACGACCACCGCCAGCACCACCAGCAGCTCCACCGATGCCAGCCAAGCCAGCACCTAAGCCACCAGTTGAAGCGACAGCTGCATCAATAGCTGCTTTAGTTGCAGCATTAATTGATGATGTTTGGGCTGCACCAATTCTGCCTATTTTCCCAATGTCTGCTCCGGGTTTAACCAAATTAATTCCATCAATAACTTTATTAATTGCATCAATAACAAAATTAAGTACAGGTGTTATTGCGCCAACAATTGTGCCAAATGCGCTGACTATTGCAGCTGCTGCTTTAGCACCCACATCAATAAGAAATCCAAATATCTTAGAAACTATTGGGAAAACGACCTCACGCAATAACTGCGCAAATTCATCAAAGTTTTGTCTATTTCTTTCAATAGCATTTTGGATTGTGTTCCATGCTGACTTAAACTTATCAACAATTGGTGTTCCGTATTGGAAAATGTAACCAATCAGTCTTTCAATGACTGGCAACAATGCTTGACCAACTGATTCTTTAGTTTCATCAAATAATACTTTTAAGCGATCAATTCTGCCTTGAAAAGTTTCTGCATTTCTTTCAGCTGCACCACCATAAAGATTTGACAATAATTCAACTTGATCTTTGAAGCTCATAGTTTTGGCTTGGGTTGCATTTAAGCCAATGCCCAATCGAACTAGTTGTGTATCTTGACCATTAAAGCTCTTTGATAGAGCTTCGGTAACTGATCCTAAATCTTTACCAGTTCCCTTAGAAATATCCAATGCCAAATTGAGTAATTGTTGAGATTTAGTAACATCGCCAGTTGCGGTTGCCAATCTTTGAAATGCTGGTCTTAATTCATCGTCAGCAATACCTATTGCCAAAGATGTTTTGCTTATGTAATCCTCAGTAGCTTGAATTTGGGCATCTGTTGCCCCTGTGGCGGACTTTAATGCGCTGGCTAACCTTAACTGAGCAGCTTCATCCTCTATCGCAGCTTTGACCCCATCAACGGCTAATTTGGTAGCATAGGCAGCAGCAGCGGCAGCAGCTATTGCAAAAGCAGCAGCAGCCTTTTTGCCAAAATCGCTTACTTTATCGCCAAATCCTTGAACTTCAACTTCGCCTTGTTTAAGACTCTTTTTTAACTCATCAACATCTGCAAGAATGGAAAGTTTTAGCGTGCGATTACCAGTTGCCATTATCCCCACTCCTTAAGTATGCGATCAAAAGATTCATTCCATTTATTAATCAATTCAGGCTGAATTCTGCGAAGGGTTGGATAAATGAACCATCCGCGAGATCCACGACCCTGCCTTCCCGAATAACTAGGGAACTGTTTGAATTTATTTGAACCAAACTCAAGACCGCCCCAAAGGGTTTGCGTAGTAGCACCACCTGAAAACTTTTGTGTAGCAAATCCGTATCTAAACTCACCGATCTTTGACGATTTAGAGATGCGAACTCCATCTGCAACTCTTTGAACCGCCTTGCCTGATTTTGTTCGTGTTGCAGCTGTTTGTTTAATTTCCTCTGATGCGTAAGTCGCCAAAGCAGCAGATTGTTTTCTTGCTTCCTCTGTTGCTTGGTCATCCATCGCTTTGAAAGCCTTAAGAATATCGCGCAGATCTGAACGATTATAAGCAATCGTTTCATTTGCCATTCCTCTGCTCCAATATCTCTAAAGCTGTCATTATGTCGCTTGCATCAACCCATTCGCTCATTGGAATCTGTGTGGC